CCTTTTGTGCTAAATCGCAAATGGCTACCAGGTTTTGTAGTTGAATCTTTGTCATGTTTTCAGTGTATTTATCAGTAAAAAAATGCCACAATAGGCACAAAAATTTCCTCTCCTGAATAAACAATATTTGCACCCTGCCCGCTTAAAGAAAATCCTACACTTTCAGCAGGCAGAACACAAGCCCTGATAAATCCGGCATCTCTACCTGTTAGCGTGAAAATTCCACCGTCAGCCGTTAGTATTAAAGACCGTACAAATCCGGCATCTTGCCCGTTTAAGGTAAATGTTCCGGTATTGGCTGAAAACACACCCGCCTCAGTAAGCCCCGCCGCGTATCCGGTTAGGGTGAACGTTCCGGCCTCTGCTGTTAATTTTGCGGCCTTTTGTAGCCCGGCATCTCTACCTGTTAGGGTAAACGTTCCGACTTCAGTCGTTAGGCTTGTAAGTCGGCTTATTGCCGCGTCTTGACCAGTTAGCGTAAAGCTGCCAGAATCAGCCGCTATCTTTAGCGCCCTGATTAATCCGGCATCTTGACCGGATAAGGTAAATGTTCCTGTGCTTGCAAGGAGTTGCCCGTCTTGGCTAAACTGTGCATCTCTACCCGTTAGCGTAAATGTTCCACCTTCAGCCGATATACTTAAAGAACGGATTAACCCGGCATCTATACCTGTAAGCGTAAAGCCTCCGCTACCTGCTGCAATAGCTAACCCTCTGTTTAACCAGGCATCCTGGCCTGTTAGGGTGAATGTGCCACGTTCCGCTATTAATTGCCCTGCCTGGCTGAATCCGGCATCCTGTCCTGTTAAGGTAAAGGCTCCACTATCAGCCGTTAATAAAGAGGATCTATTTAGTCCAGCGTCTTGCCCGGATAAAGTGAAAACCCCTCCATCGGCTGTTATTATTCGCCCCCTGTTTAACCCTGAATCTCTACCTGTTAGCGTGAACGTTCCACTATCAGCCGCAATAGTTAGGCTGCGGTTTAATCCGGCATCTATCCCAGTTAGTGTGAAGATTCCGCTTTCGGCTGTTATTAGTATTGCCCGGATTAACCCGGCATCCTGCCCCGTCAGCGTAAAGCTGCCTGTATTTGCCGTTAATACCTCTGCCTGACTAAACCCGGCCGCGTATCCTGTTAGCGTAAAGCTGCCAGAATCAGCCGTTAAAACAATAGCCCTGATTAATCCGGCATCTTGACCCGTCAGCGTAAAGGCTCCACTATCAGCCGCAATAGATAAAACCCTATTTAATCCAGCGTCTTGCCCTGTTAGGGTAAAAGTCCCCCCTTCGGCCGCTATGGTTACGCCTCTGCTTAATCCAGCATCTTGACCGGATAAGGTGAATGTGCCACCGTCAGCCGTTAATAAAGATGCTTTGTTTAATCCGGAATCCTGGCCTGTTAGGACAAAAGCGGCACTATCAGCCGCAATGGTTAACCCTCTGTTTAACCCTGCATCTTGACCAGTTAACGTGAAAGTGCCGCTATCAGCCGGGAATAGAGCGCCTGTGTTTAATCCGGCATCCTGGCCTGTTAGCGTGAACGCACCCGCAAAAAGGGTGTATATCAAGGAACGTAACAAACCAGCATCTTGCCCGGAGTGGCTGAAGGATGCAGCGCCCGCCGTTAGTGTGTACGCCCCGCCTGATGGTTCAGAACCGTACCAGGGCGAACCGTCGGCGCTATATTGTAGGGTGTCAGCGTCTAAGCTGCCAGAGGTGACGATATTACCATACGGCGAACCGTCGGCGCTATATTGTAGCTTTTTTATATCGTCCTGGTTTATCATTACCCTCCGTTTTCAAGTTGCTGCCTTAGTGCCTCCGCTTCAGCTTCTAAAGCTGCTAATTCATCTTCTAAAGCCTGTTTATCTTTTAATGCTTGCAATTTGGCAGCCGCCGCCGCCTCTATCTGTGCAGGTGTTGTGCTTGCCGGGAATTTAAGCATAATAGCCTCGCCGTCAGCAACTTCAACCCATGCCCGTTTAAACCCGGCTTGGTCGTTTTCGACTCTTATAGTTCTGTGTGTTGGTAGGTATTCTGGCCTCATATTATGACACAACTATTGACCCAACGTATGTATTAGATGACGAACCAGTCATCCACGATTCAAACCAGATAGGTATAACACCCGCCTGCGTTGGTGTAAATGAAATTTGAACTTGCTGCCATGCGGTACTGTTTGTGGCTTCTGCGGAGTCAGCCGCGACCCCTGTTACATTGTAGTCACCTGATTCAACATATATCTTACAGCCTACGTTTGTCGCGTGGTCTTTTTTCACCCAAACATCAACCGTTACGGCTACATTTTCCACACATGCCAATTCTGCAATGCTAAAGCGAACGGCGTGCATTATCCCGCGCTCCAATGATGTGTGTGCTACCCTCCACGAACCAGGATCAGACCCTTGTTTTTCTGTGGTCTGCCAGTTTACCGTCGCCCCCCTCGCAAATCCCCAATGGTTGCCCTCTGTCCCGTCGTGGTTGTACGACCATAAAATACCTGTTTGCTCTGCCGATGGGACATTTACCTCCGTAGAATCGGAAAGTGTACACCTGTGCAACCTTGCGCCTTTTATGCCCCACCCAGACCAACCTATTGCCGTGGCAATAGACCCGCTTGAGTTATTTCTAAATGTGCAACCATAAAGCCATACCAGGCTGGCAATACTTGCCCCAGATCCTGTATTGTTAGCAAACAAACACCCTTTGACAAATACGCCCCCCGCAGAACCAGTAGTTAGTGGAGTTGTTGAACCGTTTAAAAAATCGCAATCTGTGAAAAAAACATTGTCTGAAAGTGACATCCCAGATATGGCACTTGAAAACACACATGAGTTAACCCTCAAAGAGTTTGTGGAAGTCAACCCAAGAGGCGACGCCCACCTGAATAGACCAAAGTACTCGTGTATTACATAGGAACCAGTAGTTATTCCAGTGCCAAAAGAACCAGAATTTGCAATATATGTATACCCATCCCTTGTTGTGTTTGATGTATTCCACCCGCCGGAATAGGTAGATAAAAGATTTGCAGAACCGTTTTCCTGGATTGTTGCGTATGATGTTGAACCGTTAAAATTAATAGGATCTACATAATACAATGCAACCGAACCAGTTGTGCCACTCCAACCTTGCCCAACTGGACTTGTTGCCGCTGAATCTATTGAAAGTGTAGTGTCGTCTAAAGACTGAATACAATATTTAACATCATTCTGCGGCCCTATTATTGTATTTAACCCTATGGAGTTAACAGCTATAATATTGTTAAATGAAATTCCGTTTGTGCCTGGATCAATATTTGCATAGATAGCAACCGACTGAATACTGTTACCAAGCGCTCCTCCATTGTCAACTGTAAAACAATGCCAAAAGGAGTTTGCGTTTAGAGCCGGGACATTCAATGTATTTACAATCACATTGCCAATTGTATCGCTACATAGGCAAATACTGTATGTGTTTGCAGTTACAGCCAAACCACTGCTATTTCTTGTCCAGAAACTTATTTTTGAGTAGCTGGAAAAATCCTGTGTTCCACCGCCTGCGATAGTAGCATAAGCCACCTTGCCAGTAGTAAACGCCGCCCCTGGAGTGAAAAGTGCAGCTGTTGCTCCTATTTTCCTACTTGAGTTTGAACTTCCGGTTATGTTTGCGGAAATAGTAAAATCGGTGTGCGCAATAGCATTATGTATTGTTTTACTGACCGCCGTTGTTAGTGTAACCGTCCGGCTATTGTTGGTAAATGTGGCATTTTGCCCCGCGCTAACCTGTGGCGTTTTCGCTATTCTGATCGTATCCCCTGGCTGTATTCTTGCCGCCGTTGCACCTGAATTTATAGTTCTCCAAGCATCTGTCCAAGACATGCCGCCGCGTGGTGTGACCGTCCCGGATGCGTCCGCTGTCGTTTGCCATACGGCCGTATCTAAATCAAAATTATCTGCATCAACAACCGTTATTTTCCATGCTTCATTTAGCCACGAACTGAACAAAGTCAAGTCTACAATAGCCCCTGTTACAAGGCCATGCGCTGTTTTGTTTATGCGAGTGATTGACCCGGAAGGATTGGAAGCTGTACAGCTTGTTAGTGCTGTACGGGCTGTGTCGCTACCGGATGCTAAATTAAGATAGAAAATCCCGTTTGTATATGCCATTTGCCAGGCTTATTGCAAGGTTAAAAGGCCGTTTGCAGCATCAAAATCAATAGTAAGGCTTTCACCGCTTGCAAGGGTCAAAGCAGAACCATAGTTATAATATCCGATAAGTGGATCGGCCGGAGACGTTGGCGTATCGTTATAAATAACGATATACTGAAAAGGCCCAACTGAGCCACCGGAAGCCGTCAGGGTCAAGTCAGTTAACACCAACTTATAAAGCCCCGAAGTTTGGGAACTTGTCGATGTGGTTATGTTCCGGCTTGAACAGTTTGTGTAGCTGATTTGGGTAATATCAGCAAGTACAGAGTTTGATGAAGTCGGGGCACTATTGGTCAGCGCCACTACTAACTGGTTTGATCCAAGGTTGTGTACTCCCTCCGCTACATGCTCTACAAAAGCATTGAATTTGTTAAACGTAGCCATGTGTGTTTGTTTTTATGTTTTAAACTGGTTGGAATGTGAATGAAATAACAAGCCCTAAAGCAGAATTTCCCGCGCTGGTTACATCAAAATGGATGTGGTCACCCGCTTGTACCGCCCTGTTTGACTGGTTAATAATTCCGGCCGTTGCCGCCGTTACACTGTCGTACTCATTTTGGTCTATTGTTATTTCGGTGGTCAACATATTGACTGAAGCGCCCGCCCGAACTCTACGCATTTGAACAGAAACGGCTCCTGAATTTGAAGGCGTAGCAAGCCCGGCCCCCGCGTCTGTTAGCACCATACCACCAAGCTCTGAAGGGATACGAACAACCGCCTTGCTCGTTCCTGTTGTCAGGGCTGAAGATCCAGACGTTGACGGGCTGACCATTACGCATCCGCTACGGTTCGCGGCCTCCCCCTTTTCACCAGGCAGCGAAGCCGGAAACCTGACCGTTGTCTTATTGCTTACTATGCGGACTGTCGTGTTCATTTCGTTAGCATGAATTTACCTCTGAACAATACCTTTTTAAATCCGCTTGCTGTGGTCTGCAAAACCTTGTAATCATAACGGCATCCTGTGGAGCCGTCGTAATCACCCGTTAGTATCTCAAACTGAACAATGCTATCTGAAAGAAAAGACTGCGTTCCCGTCATTATTACCGTCGTGCCGTCCGTATCGTACACCTCCATCAAAAAGTCGTCATCTGATACATCCAAAGGCGTGTCTGTGCCTTCCTCCAGGAACTCTATCGCCCACCGGAAATCCCCCGCCACATCTTGCGCAATGTCAAGACGGTGTGCAGTTTCGCCAATAGTTATTAAATTGCTATTCGCCATTTTCCCGTTGTTTAAGTTCCTTTGCCCGATCTTCAGAAATCCACATCAAAAAGTGCCGACAATTGTACCGGCCTCGTTCCAATAGTGGCCTGTATGATGCGGCCGTTTTTTTATCTATCAAATCCGGGTCTTTAGGCCAATCTTTTAAGGCTTCCTGATCCGAAAAAACCCGGCCGTTTTTCTTTTTGCAGAAATCCCGGCTTGTTGGGATAATTCCACCCTGATAAACAAAATATTTGAGGTTTAACTCCTGTGCGAAGTGTAGGTTATTAACCTCCCTCACCTGTGCGTACTGATCGAAGGCATACCGCCGCCAATAGCCAACCATTGCCCCCTCCACTTCCTTTGTGCCTTCAATCAGGTTCTTTAGTCCTTTCTGAAACTGATTAACGCCCTGCTTTGTGGCAATCCCGGTTAACAGGTATTGTTTTACTTCCTGCTTTGCCGCTTCGCTTTTGAATAGGCTATCCAGATAACCGCCCTTTATCAGTTCCCCTTTTTCATCCAATCCAACTACGCTTCTAAGTAGTGCCGTATCTTTTGCAATCGCATTAACCTTCGCCGTATCAAACCCGGTCATTAGGTAGTATTCAGCATTTCGCCCGCTTATTGATAGTAGAGCCTCTGAAAATGCCTGAATGATGGGCTTTAGTTCGTCTGCCTGTATTTCAAGAAAAACCCGATCAATTACGTTGGCCTTTGCCATGTTTGTAACCGTGTTTTTTATGATGCCGTCCTCTATCTTCAAAAGCGGCAAAATGTCCGCTATAATTCGCCTCAAAACGCTTGCCTCTACTTTCCGTAAATCCTTTTCAAGTTTGATTTTCAGGCTTTCAAAATCCCTGTCAAACCCTTCTATCCATTCCCGTATGCTTTGCAGTAGCTCTTCCATCTTACAGAGCTAAGGCCGGAGCCGCCGGGCCGGTTTGTTCCATTATTTCCGCAACCTTTGCCGCTACTAACTGCCTTTGCTGTTCGTATGGTAAGCGGTAAAAGCCCTGGTTCTCAAATTCCAGGCTGTCAAATATGTAACCCAGGTTTGCATACAAAACGCGCTGCGCCCGTGGTATTAGGTCACTTTGCGCCCATGCCATTTTCTGTTCTTCAGTGTATCCAGAAAAAGGATTGAAGCGTTCCCGGATCTCCCATTGTTTGAACTCTTCAGGGCTATCCACCATCATTGCCCGGTTTATATCCCATTCAATGTTTTGCCGGGTGGCCGGGCCTGCTCCGCTGTCGTTTGCAGACTTCAAATCTTCCATCAATTCGCCAACCGTTTTCAGCTTCAGGTCACGGCTGACAAATATTTGAGCGGTTAGGCCGCTACGCTTTCCGGTAATCTCTGCGAACGTTTCAACCGTAAACCGCCAAAACTCCGCGTAAAACCTGAAGTATTTATAGACAAAGTCGTTTGCGTTCTGCTGGTCGATGCTCTTTCCCGTTGCCGTCTGCGCCACTTCGTCCTTACTAAATAACTCGCTGTTTAGTACCGCGCTTTTACATTTCTTTTCCAGGTCTTGCACATAAGCCTTTTGCCAGTCCAGAATAGATACATCCGGGTGGACGTGGGTGTAAAGCCGGGATAAATCCAGCATCCTATCCGGGCTGTCCGGCATCGGAGTTACGACTATTTCCTCCATTACAGAGGTGGGCGAAGATTTGCGCCCTGTGCCGTGGCAGCTTTTGCAGGTGCCGCCACCGTCTGTGTATCCATCGTTACACCCTGGAGCCTGGCAAATGTCACCGTACCGGATTGTTAGCGGCATCGCCACATTTGCGGCTGTTAGATCAAGCTCAGAAACCGTCTTTAGGGTTTTTTTCAAATACGGGTCGGCTGCTTCAAAAGGCCACACATACGTTTCGCCGTTCGTGCGCTTGTCACGCTTGTATCCAGCCCTGTGTGCCGGTACAAACCCAAGGTTGTGCCGGTATTCCGTATAAGTCCACAAATGCCCGTCAATGGCTATTTCTTCGCCCGGTATTAACTCGCTTACATCCTTCCTTGCTGTCGTGTTTGGCGTTTGGCGAAGTACCGAGGCAAAGTCTTTTTGATAACAGGTCAGAACCTTTAGCGGGGTGCGTTCGTCCTTCGGGTTGGCTGCGTAGGTTAACGCCGTCAGGTATTGCAGTTCCCCGCGTTCGTAGGCGAAATCCAGGGCCATGTCAGATTTAACCTCAAAGGGATACGGGCTTGCATAGTCGCGTAAGTTGTCAAAGTCTTTCCATTCCTGAATGATCCAGGTATTTGGGTCTGTGCAATTCAGTTCAATTAACCTTTCCTGGCAAAACCTGTCAGCGCCCATTTTGCCCGCGTACATTGCAAGCATCGTTTCAAGTTCCGCCGCCCGTGCGTCTGCCTGTTCGCCCGCGCCGTATGTCAGTTCCCGGCGGTAGTGCGAACGGTATGCTTTTTCCAGGATCGCCGAAAGATTGGCAATGATGGAAGGCGTTATTTGCTCGGTTATTTCAACGCGCTGTTTAAATAGGGCTTTATCTTCCCGGCGGGCGTATAGCTTCATGTAATCCTCTATCCCTTCGCCCGTACTTAGTGCGCTGTACATGCGTGCAAGCTCCACAGTACGCGTGTAGTGGGTATGCGTCCGCTTTCCGGCTGCAACCTGAATTAACCGTGCATTTATTGTGGCTTGCTGCATATATTAAAAAAGCCCGCGCCCGAATGGTAGGGCCGGGCTTTTTGGCTTGTTTATCGCTTTGTATTAGTATGAAGCAAAGGCAGGGAGTGGGGACGTATCAAATCCGCCAATGGAGCCTTTAAAGGTAAATGTTATGGCAATGTGTGAAAGTTCCTGACTGCTTTCAGGAATAACTAAATCCATGCGCAAATAGCCGTTTATTCCGCTATCGCCGCCTGCCATTACATCATCAAAGGCAAACCAAGCCTTTTGTTTGCTGCTTCCGGCATCGTTGAAGGTTTTAACGGCTGCGAGGTTTTCCGTAGTAAGGTCGTAACAGCGAAGTTGAATAACGGTATTGCCTTTGGTAGAGAAAACGCCATTCAAAGGAAGTTCAACCTCTGACACTTCGCCCTCTGCCTTTGATCCAATTACAGACCATTGACGGATTGGAGCCGCGCCGCTGCCTGGGATAGCTGCGGACTGACTTAGGCGGGTTGCCCATTCTGTATCGTCTGTAACGTCTGCAAGTACATCGTCGGCTGTTGCTCTCGTATGGTAGAACTTGAATATCTGCCCGGTTTTGGTGGTCATGCAAGCGTCGTTGCTTACAAGGGCCGGCAGTAGTGTGGTACAAGCCATAGTGTTTGTGTTTGTTTGCACACAAATTTAGCTTGTTTCGGCGGGGGTGTTATGGGGTTAGCTGGTACGGATTGGACAAAATTAACGAGCCGTCGAGTGTACCCGGACGCCCGTTGTTTGTTCGCTTTGTATCATACCTACCAGGCAATCTACCATATCATCATGCGCCGCGTTTGGGAACGCTGCTATCTGGGCAAAGAAGGCATCTACCCACGGCATACCTTCAGGCACAAACACCCGGCCCGCCTCCACAATGGGAGAAACCGCATTTGCCCGCGCTGTCTTACTGTCTTTTGGTGCATCCGCTTCTTTCACGTTTAACCCGGTTTGCTTCCTAATAACCTCTACCACACTTTTGCCCGTTGCTTTAGGCTCGATCCTTATAAGGCTTCGCGGTGTGTATCCGTTGGCGTTTGCAAAGGCTTGTATCCAGGCAATTTGCCCGGTAAAGTCTAACCACTTTTCCACACATGCAAGGATATAAAAATCCGGCCCGCGCTTAATGTAGGCTATTCCGGCCGTCGGGTCGTTCGCCTCTTTGTCTGTGTATGCCGTATCAAAGTAGAAGTTAACCGGGCCGTCTGGCAGATCGGCCGCGCGGTATGTCCTAAACCATGCCTTTTTAAGTATGCTGCCTTCATCCGGGGCCGGCCTTTGCTGGTAAAGTGCGTTCCACGCCCGGCTGCCTACCTCCTGCCGGATCTCGTTTAGCTTTTCCAGGCTGTATTTGCTTTCCCAAAGTGGTTCACCTACGTTCCGGCCTTCCTCTACCTGTTCGCATATTGCCGGGAAATTGATAATCTGCGTGTCTGTACCAATAGCCGTGCGTTGCAGGATGCGCCCGGTTAGGTCATCTTCATGCCAGCGGGTCTGACAAATTACCTCTATGCAATCCGGCTCAAAACGTGTTCTAAATGTGGTTGTGTACCACTCCCAGGCGGCATCCCGGTAGGTTGTGCTATCTGCCTCTGCTGCGTTCTTTACCGGGTCGTCCACAATGGCCACAGTAGCGCCCACGCCCGTAATACCACCGCCCACGCCCGCGCTCACATAGTACCCTTTTTTGCCCACTATGTCAAACCTCTTTTGCGTCTTTATCGCTTCGCCCGTTCCATCAGATAGGCGGGTTTGTGGGAACATCTCAGAAAAGGCGGGGGTTTGGATAATGCGCTGGCAATCCCGATTCATTGCGCTTGCAAGGTCAAGCGAATAAGAGGAAAGTATTATTTGCTCGTTACCATTGCGGCCTAATATCCAGGCAGGGAAAAGACGTGAAACAAGTTGACTTTTCCCGTGACGTGGTGGCATCATTACAATAAGCCGCTTATACTGCCTATCTGCCAGCCGTTGCAGGGCATCTATTAGGCGGTCATGGTGCCAATTGAACTGGTAATCTGGCTGGGCTTGCTGAATAAAATACCGAAAGTCAAGCGCTGCCAGTTCACGGTGCGCCCGCTCGATCAATGCCTCTGATATTTCAATTTCTTTGCCCATCTAACAAAATGCCCGGCCCATTTGACAGAGCCGGGCCAAAACCAAAAATATTGCAAATTGAAACCTTAACCTTTCTTTTCTCTCAGCTTGGTAAGAACCTCAAGTTCTTCCCTGCTTAGTTTGTCGGTTTGTACTTTGATCGGTTTATCCTGGTCGCCGGAATGTTCCACAGGCTGTTTCGGTTTGCCGTATGCCCGGTCAAGTAGGATCTCGGCAGCTCTGACGTTGCCCTTTGCCGCTTGCTTGTATAGGCTGTCAAGTATTGCCTTTGCCTTTGATTCGTCCGGCGTTTCGCCGCCTAATACGTCATCAAGTAGTGTATCTAAGGGAGGCAATTTGCGCGGGCGGCCGTTTGGGTTCATTGTTTCACCCTTATCCGGGCGTGTCAATGTCCCCCCGTTCCTTGCTGGTACTTGCTTTGCCATTAGTTACGATGTTTTGACGATGTTTCACCCTTATTCCCCCACAATTTCTGCCCCGTCTGCCACTTCCTGAAAATCGTACTGCTTGACAGCCTCCCAAAAGATTTGATCCGCGTCCGCAAACTGGAAAAGCTCTGCAAACTTTGACAGAGGCATGCACATAAACGGGTTTGGGTTGTAATGCGCTTTTGTTGCAATCTCTGAAAATACCAAAGGCTCTTCCATCGGGGTAAAGCTGGTTGCACCGTGGACGTGGTAAACCCGGTATTTCACGGTGCGCTTATGCGTCTGACCGTCTACAAAAGAGGTCATTTCAAAGGTTTTGCCGATTGGGTTAACCTCCCGCTTCAGTCTGAATTTTGCCATCTTCTTTTTTGTTTTGTTTGTTTTTTTTCCTTATGTATTCCGCTTCACGGTCGCGGTTCCACTCTGAATAGTTGACCGGGAAACCGGTTAACCAGCAATAATTTTTTTTCAGTTGGAACATTTCAGTCTTTTGTTTCTCAGCTCCCATATCAAATCTGTTTTTCACGCCATTTCCAAAAAGCACTAAAATCTACCACAGTGGTAGAGAATGTAAAGTTAACATCTGCTTTCACCCGTGGATCATTCGCACACATCCCGTAAAACTCCATGTGGTCAGCCCACATCCTGCGAACTAAACAAGCATACGACCACTCGCCTACGCGAACGCTGCGAAGGTTTGGCCGTGTGCCATGCTGATTCAATCCGGTAACATCCTGAGTAAGTGGGTCTGCTGTTCTTTTCCCGTCGCGGTTCCTGTCGCGGTGTCCCGTGATCGGGGCAACCTGAACGAGTGCCGGGTGATATGTGTTCCTTTGATGGAAACCAAGCCGCCATTTGTTTTCGTGGAATCCTATTGCAATACGGAAAACGCCACCAAGCCGCGCAGATCGTGCAGACATAGTGGCGCTTAGGCCGGGTTCGCTTGTTGCCTCTGCTTTGTGGGTAAAGAAAGCGTTTCCGGCTTCATCAAATTGAATTATAAGGGATGTGTCGTTCCAAAGGTCTGGCAGATCGGGGTTTGGTTCCAGCGTGGCGGCGGTGCATCCTTCCAGGTAGAGGATGTTAACCGCTCCGGGGGTTTTCTCGAATTTCGTCCCGTAGATAGACGAACTAAACGCTACTATTTCACTCGCTGTTACACTCATTCACTCGCTCAAGTCGTGTTTGACTGGGGCAAATATACAAAACCCGCGCCAAAGTGCAAAGGGCAAAATGGTAAATTGTTACTGGTTTTGTTAGAATCCATCAAAAAGGCAGTTATTCGATAATTCCTTTACAACTGCCCCTAACTTATTGATTCTCATATTCGAGCGGAAAACGAGACTCGAACTCGCGACCCCCAGCTTGGGAAGCTGAATAAATGACCAATAAATTCAGGCCCGCCGTATATCATGTGGCCAGGCATTACCTTAGTCGCTGCCTTTGTTACTGAAAATGTTGTAAACCTATGCCTTCCTTCAAAATAGTCCTGCTTACTAAGCCCAATTTAAACGGCCTCCACAGCGTATCCATCCGCGTAACCAACGCCCGGCGCTCTGCCTGGTATTCGCTTTCCATCTATTGCCGCCCGGATCAATTCGCAAATAGCAGGCTGAAAAAGAACTTCCCGGACTACAAAGAAACAAACGAGGTGCTTGCAGCTTACGAGCAAAGAGCGGCAAAGTACATCCGGCAAACGGAACGCGACGGCACGGCCTTTTCCTTTGATGCGTTCCGGGCTGCCCTTTTTCAGCATCGAACGAAAATGATAGTACCGACCGTGTGCGCATGGATGGAAAGCGTATCTGTGCAAATAGGCTGCACTGGTAAGGTAGGGACTGCCAGCCTTTACAAGTACACCGGCCGTTTGTTTCAGCTCTTTGATCGTTCCATTTTACTAACTGAATTAACCGCTGGGAAACTCCATGCTTTCGAGGCATGGCTACGAAAACACCGGGATGTGAACGATGGCAGCATTTACCTATACATGCGTACTATTCGCGCTTCCTGTAATCGGGCTATCAGATCCGGCCTTGTGGATCATACGTTCAACCCGTTTGCCGCGTACAGCATGGCCCACCTCACTAAGCGAAAAGGGAAGCGGGCTATTTCACGCGAAGACCTGGAGCGCCTGGCCCGCGTTCGGACGTTCACCACATGGGAGGCGCTTAGTGTAGACCTGTTTTTGTTTTCCTTTTATTGCCGGGGAATGAACCTGGCAGATATATCCGCTTTAAGGCCGGGAAATATCAAAGGGGGAAAGCTGGAATACAAGCGGCGTAAAACGGGGAAAGTGTACACCATAGGACTACCTACCCAGGCGCTTGACATTTTGCGGACTTACTCAGGTGCTGTTTATTGCTTTCCAGTTTACCCGTCTTTGAAAATGACCCCACAGGCAATATACAACCGGGATCAAAAAGTAAGAGGCTTAATAAATAGCACCCTGAAAGGACTTTGCAGGCGGGCGGGGCTTGACTTGCCAGATATTTCCTTTTATGTTGCACGGCATACCTATGCGAACCTACACAAACAGGCAGGAACACCAATTGAGGTGATCCGGGAACTGTTGGGGCACTCGGATATAAGAACGAGTGAACACTACTTGTCGGACTTGCCCGGCAGTGTGTTGGATGCTGCTGATAGGGTTATATTTTAGCCATTGCAAACCGTAACACCCACCACCACGCTACCAGGTGCAACCACATAAGCCCGTAGAACACCGGGGCTACCAATATTAGGAACCACTCGGTAGATCCGTCGCCTTTGTAAAATCTGGTTTTTAAAAGAAAAAAAACAAAGTGGAATGATTGTTCCACCGGCTTTGCAAAAAATGGGATAAACATTATGCCAATAGGCAGCGCCACTCCCTTTATTAACTTTCGCCTGTTTGCTGCTCGTGTCACCTGTTTTGCCCGCTCTTTGCTACTCCGGCCGGTAATCCCGATTTTAACCCGCCAAATGCAGGGGACGTGTAGGAGCATGTAAACGATGTGTTTCAACCTAAAAGCAGTTTAGTGATTAGTTTTAATCCTTCATCCGTGCTATAAACAAACTCCGCAATACCACCCGCGCCCCGAATTTCCTGCTGGAAAATAAGCTGATCAGGGGATGGCTTGTCGCGCCCGGCCTTTATCTCAATCCATACCGCCCGGCCTTTCATAATGGCCGTAACATCAAATATGCCCTTTTGTGTGTTCCCTTTGCGGTAAATCTGTTTTTCAGCATCCCATACACCAACGTTGTTAATCCGGTACGCCACACATCCGGGTTGCATATTGATAGCCCGGAGTAGGTTAGCTTTGATCTGGTTGGCGCTTTCTTTTGGCTGCTTTGCCGCTTTGGCTTTTATCCGGGTGTCCAGTTGTTTTTCTTCAACCTGCTTTACCGCTTCGGCGCTCCACCCTTTGAAGTTTCCCATTGCTCAAACATGTTTTTAACCGGCTGTAAAAATTCCGGCTGGTATTTGTTGATGCGCTCATAAAGGCTATCCTTCGCCGTTTCAGGCGCTTTGAACTCTATGATGTTTTGCGCCATTGCGGATAGGGTTATGTTAAACCCTGATTCCTCAAGCGGTATAAAATCGCGCTGCAGTTTGGTTATTGGATATTGTGGGTATTTCTTTTTCATTTTTAGTTTATTCCATGAATTACCAATATGTGCTTTTCCAAAGTGTTGCACGTTATACGTTGATTCAGCATGTTTACCAGGTGTACCCACGGCCCAACCATACCGGCCCGTATCCACATGTTAGGCACTTCACATCTGCGGTATAATGCCTGGTACTCTGATTGGGTTAGGGCGTAAATCATACTCTTTGCAGTTCTTCAGGTTTTGCGGTAAATCGTTTGCGCCCATCAAATACCCAATAATAGACCACTACGCCGGCCTCATCGCGTTCACGGCCGAAGACCTTTACAAATCCGCTATGGTGTAAAAGCGTTTCACCCAGGGCAAACTCAGAAAGGGATGTCTTCATGTTTGGGTCTATGTTGGGTGAAATCTGTGGTGGGGAATTGGGTG